AATACTGTGCTTCTGTCATTCTAAGACTTCCATCAGGTCTTTTTATACCTTCAAACATTTCGCTGTATTCTACTGTTGAACGCATATTTGCTAAAGCAAAATCTGCTTTACCTGTATCAATGAAACCTTGTGTGTAGGAATCTATTAGTTTCTCTCCACGTACAGGGTCTAACTTTGTGATGTATGGCAATAATACTTTAGCTTGTTCTCTGCTATAAGGAGATAAGTCTTCTTCTTTAATTGGTGTAGAATCTGTAGTCTCTCCACCGCCTGTAAAGTTTGCACCACCTGCTGTAGTAGATAAAGCAACAGCTTCTGACTTGTCTGTTGTATATCCATTAGCTAACATATCGTCTAATTTAAGACTTGTCCCTGTTAATTCAATACCTTCTAAATCATCTTTTCTATATACTCTTACCATTATATGCTCCTAACTACTGCTCCACCTAGAGACTTGTTCATCTCACTTGCTAGGTTGTAAGCAAAGAATTTATTGTTACTGTTGTATGCTTTTTGTCTAAAGTTTTTACCAGCTTCTTGAAATCCAGTACCTAGTTCTTCTAAGAACTCTGTGCTAGTTTCATCAGGATTATCTCCGTATATAGATGCGTAAAGTTTTAGATATGGACCAACTATCTTTCCATAGTTAAGACCTTTACCTGCATACTTTTCAAAGTAAGGAGTATTGTCAAATACATTTTGTAGATATTCTTTTACAGATTCTTCACCTTCTGTTGCATACAAAGTAGCTATAGTTTTCTTTTCACTTTCAGAAAGTCCATTGTATGTTCCTACGCCAAGAATCTCTATACCTTTTGCTTGTGCTTTATTATTAAAGATGTAATCTGATAAATCTAATCCTGAACTATCAGCACTTAATTTATCTGCAACACTTGTAAACAAAGGACTTAAAGTATCTTCTGAACTAATTGCATAGCCATCTAGGTTCTCAACATAACCAATAAAGTTTTTTAGTAACCCTGCAGATATATCTCCCTGTACAGCTATATTCAATAACCCCTCATAAGTATCTGAATTATCAACTTTATATGTATTAGGATTCAAACCTAGACTAGCTAATGCACTGTCTAGTTGTCCTGCTCGTGTAACCCTCAAAGCTAATAACTTTTGATTCGGTTTGCCTGATATTGTATAACCTGATTTTCCTAAAGCGTTTAAATAATCTATCTTTTCTGTTGTGTATGGGGCTTTCAGTGCAATAAGTCTAGGGTCTGATTGGTCAATAGGTACACCACTTACCACAGAATCAAAGAGTAATGACATTCCTGGATACTCAACATTACCTTGTTCATCTACAACAGATTCAAAAAAGAATGGTGCTATATCTTCATACATAGCTATTCTATCTTCAAACTGTTGTCCAGGATTCCAACCATCTAATAAGTTATAAGAAGAAGATATCTGTTTAATATCTAAAATATCATCTCCAATTAGGTTTCCTGGTGCAGTAGTAACTGGTTGTGGACCAGTCCTGTTATCTCCACTAGGTGTGTCATTAAAACCATTAGGGTTGTATCTAGTACCTGCTCTATAAGCTAACCAACTTGTACCCTCTGCTTCATCTAAGTTTCCAGAGATATCCCATAACCAATAGTAAAAGTTACCATCATAATAAACTTGTTCTGGGGTAGGTTTTTGTGCATGACCTGTGTAGTTATTGTATGTAGGAGTATAAGACTCTTCTACTTTATCTTCATTTATAAGTTCACTAGCAGGCATACCTTCTATAGTTAACTCATCATCATTCACTTGGATTCACCTCCCTATTAAATAAATCGCCTAGCTTTTTAATCTTTATTCTAGCTTGATATTTAGATTGTTCTCTACGTAAGTTAGAAACTCCTGTTGGTTCATATGTATAGTCAGTATTCTGTACAATCATATCAGCTATGTTAGGGTCAACTAACTGTGGCTTACCTTCTAAATATATTGGTATAGGTTTCTTAGTGTCAGTAGCATTACCACCTGTTTCTGTTGGGTCATCAAACTCATTAAGAAATGCAATCTCTTTATTTATCCTATCTTTAAACCAATTAGGTGCATCTTTTTCTCTGTAATCTTTGTAACTTTCTAGTTGACTAGGACGTATAGCGTCAAAGTTATCTCCTGCAATTACATCCATTGTATCTCTTAACGCCCAAGGTCTATTGAAATAAACTAAAGTCATATAATCTTTTTTCTGTTGGTTAGTAATATCTAGATTTCTATTCTCTAACATTTGTTCCACGAAACCTTCTGCTTCGTTTAAATCTTCTTGCAATATCTCTAATGCTTTTTCTGCAGATATAGTATCTCCTTCTTTAAATTTGAAAGAGCCTGCTGCATTAGTGTGACCGTATCCTATAGTTAATACATTATTGACATCACGATATGCTTCTAACTTTAAACCTTCTAAGTCTTTTATATGTTCTATTAAATCTTTTGTAAGTTCCATAAACTAACTACTAAATGCTGCTATTACTGACGCTAAACCTTTTTTGTAAGCGTTCTCTTCTTGACCTGTATCTATTAAATCTTTAAACTGTGACCTAACATAATTTTGTAATTCATAATTAAATGCTTCAGTTATGTTATCTGTTGTCATTGGAGCATCTATCTCATATGTCTTTTCAGGTAAACCAAACTTCTTTCTTCTCAAAGCATCTTCTTGTGCCATACGTTTTTGATTTCTAAATTTACGTTGACCTTGTTCATAACTCTGTGTAAGTTCTCTTATCTTTCCTGAAGCCCATTCCTGTACTCCATAGTACAAAGTATCGTTAGGTGTTACACCTGCTATTCCTGTTACAGCAGTATCTATCTGTTGTTTTAAGTTTTCAGGACTAGGCATTGCAATAATACTTGGACCTGTGTTTATATTATCTACATCTGTAAAGTCTATATCATCTAATCCATCTAAATAAAAGTCTCTTATAAATCCTAGGAAAGCTGCATTGTTACCACCTGAAGCTAATGCTATCTCTTGTAAATCATTAGAGTCTATTCCAAATTGTGCTTTAGGATTCATATAACTAAAAGATGCTTTTACTGCGTCTTTAGTTGCCTGGTCATACTCACCAGAAATAAAAGAACCTGCTGGTAAAAACCCTGCCTTAAATAATGCTAATTGATAATCCGCAACTCTGTCAGGAGGTAAATTTTCTAAAAATGTTTCTTCTAGTCCTATGTTATATAAAGGAACTAAGTTCTCATTACCTGAAGAAGCTCGTAAATCTTCTACAGCATTTGCTGAATCTATACCATAGTAACCAACTTCATTACCGAAAAAGAATGCTGCTTCATAAGCATATTCTGCATTTTTAATTTCTCTACTTAAATCTTCTGCTGAATCTATTGACGCAAGGTTTTCTAATAACTTATCAGTATTACCTGTAGATTGATATTCTCCAAAGGCTTCAGCTCTTAGGTCTTCAATAGTTTTAGGTTTAATTTCACCTTGAACTCTACGCCTAGATGTCTCTGCTACTTGTTGAACTATGTTATTTGTGTAAGCAATAATAGATTCTTCTGCTGCTGATACAGGTGTTTCTTCTTGTCTTTCTGCGTCTATCTCATCAGGAGTTCTAGTATCTACAGAACTAACACCACGTTTAAAATCACTAATACTATTAGCTAAACCTTCTCCTAATGCAAATCCTATCTGTGCTTCTGGTGTGGTAGGGTAAGCATTTAGGGCTTCCATTCTTAATTCATCAGGTAAGTTAGATAAAAATTCATGTAATTTAAGACCGAGGTTGTAACCAAGCTGTGCTTCTGGTGCAGCTATTAACATTTGTACATCTGATTCTGAACTTCTACTTGCCCAAGCTATACCTAGTCTTTCAAAGAAACCTTTTTTTTCTGCCATTAATATCCCTCGCCTGATGTAAATACATCACTAAATTCTTCTTCTACTTCATATCTTAGTACGTCATCATAGACATAATAAAAATCTGGATACTGAGAAAATAACTGTTGAGCTAATTGTCTCAGACTATTCCTAAAATAAGAATACTCATCTCTTCTTAAAGTTGCACGTATTCCGTCTTTTTGTTTAATTATAGATAGAATCTTATTTCGCTCCTCTAAGTATACAGATAAACCTTGCATGGTT